AATTGAGTCTCAATATCATTTAATACACTCCAAATCACAAACAAGACACACAAACACATAAAAACCTTCACAAAACATAACAAATAACATATAATTCATCATATGCCTAAAAAATCACAAGATTGGAAAGTAAAATACTTAGAACAATTGTCTTATAGAGATACGCCTTTGATTATCATAAACGAGCTTAAAATAAGCTACGAAAAGCTAAAGACAGCAAGGAAAAGCGAGGAGTTTCAAGAGGCTGAGAAACTAGCTAACGAGCTATTCCAGGAAAGGTTTTACGAAGACTTACGAAGCAAGGTTAAAGACAATCCAGCTCTCTTAATGAAGCTAGGTGAGAAGGTAGTTGCAAGGCTTCAGGATAAGCCACAGACAGTCAATATCGATACCGGTGATAAGAGCATCAACATTCTTGGTATCACCTCAGAGCAAGCTTACAGCGACACGCAAAAGCTATTACAAAGCATAGCAAGTAACAAGAGCCTGGAAGCAGGTAATAACAAGTGAGCGTGTCAGCAAGAGCAGGCAACAAATAAAAAAGCGTGTCTATTTAGGGCAGCCCCTACACCCTACCCATAGCGGGATTTCAGGGGCGGGGTATACGAGGGGAAGCCTCTTCTAATAATTGTATTTTCAAAAGCGGGATTAATTTTTGGCCAGTCAGAAAAAGCGTGTATATGAAAATGCCTTACCTTGGAATACTTAGATTAACTTAAAGAGGTAATTGCCCAGAACTAACGATTCAAACGTCGCAGCGCGAACTAGCACCACTTAGTCTTGACTTAGCATGTAAGAGCAATAAGATAAGCCGTTCAAGCTCCTGTCGTTAGTTGGCGAGAGCTTATCCTACTTAAGGCGTTCGCTTCGCTCTCTAATATTAGATAGGTATTTTAATATGTCAAGACTTATTAGGGGTGGTAAGTCCTTCATTATCAACACCTGTATATTATTTGTTCAGGTTAATATTAGTAAATCTGTCCTGAATGAAGCTAGAATTGCAATAAACGCACTCAAATAGGTCCATATTCTTCTTATATGGGTGTTGTGTCTTTTGCCATCTATGTGTGCAACTGTAAGACTCCACGTTATGGAAATCTCTATGATCGTATATTCGGTCTATCCAGGTCTGTATCTGGCTATAGTTTACTGGGGGTTCTAGGAGGCTATTCATCGAAGTTATGTAGTATACCTAAAGTTGCAGCCTCAAAGTCTCCTTCATAATGCCAAGCTCTCTTGGTTTTCGGATGATCTTCTTGACCATTTATTTTATCAGTAGAGTATGTTGCGGGCCATCCGTTAGAAGGCTCCTTAACTTTATTTATAACTCCACAGCCTCCAGCCTTAAAATATACTACATCGCCGATTTTAAATCTAGCTGGTCCAGGTTGTTGAGCAGCAGCCCACTCTAAATCGCTATATTCCTTTCGATGATCTTCTCTTAATTTTTCAAATGAAATACATTCTTTACTAGTCCTTCTCTTATTCATCCTTAATCCCTTTATCCTCTAATTCCCAGCCGTCCCTTGGTGTGTAAACCCAGATCCTGCCTCTATTGTCAAGTCCTACTAGTCCGTCATTCAGAGTGCATATCTGTATAATCTTAGCATTAGTAGGCTTTGGGTCGTATGGTGGTGGGTGTGGTGTTATCATAGATGACCCTCCGTCTCGTCTATACCTTCATACTCCTGTAGATTCCATTGGTCTACTAAATCTAAAGCTTTTTTCAAGCTTAATCCTATTATTATCTTTTTCATAACATTATGGCTCCAGATATAGTAACCATGCCTATCTTGCCAAATTAAATACTTACTCATACAAACAATCTATGTATTTATTATTATCTGTCGAGTATATTTATATAGAAAATACGTACGGATTAGCGTACGGGCGAGAAAGTAGCGTTAAAACTTGACTTTTGCGAGGCTCGCTACGCTCGCCTTTACAGGCTTCACTTCGCATATTGTAAGAAAATAAAAAAATAGTTGCATAAACGATATACTTAGTATATGACTTACGTATGGGCGAGCCTAAAGCAGAGGGACCAAGAATAGCCATTAGAGTAAATGGACAGGAAAGACTGTGGAATTTTGAGAAGTCCAGCATATACTATGATAAGCTTGTGGCTAAGGGTGACGATGTTACTGAGGAGGAGAAGAGAGAGAGGCACTGGCTGTGGTGTGTGCTTAAGTATTGGCCTGGTAAGATTAGAGATGCTAATACTGAGTATGAATTGGAAAGGCAATTAATGGAGCATGAGTTGGCTCAAGATAAATACCCTGATGAAGGTGAATACGATGAACACGGCAAACCCCTATGGATCATAAACCCCTATTGATTGATTTATGAATAAAAAAGATAACGAAGCGGTCAAGGCGTATAGCAACGAATTAGAGAATCTAACGTATAGGTTTATACAGAATTGGGATATTACCTTTGAGGAGCTTGTAGGGTGCATAGACATGCATAAGGGCTGGATTCAGTGGCAGCATTATAGTCAGATAGAAGAAAAGAAGAAAGAGGGCGATGGAGGGGGAATATAGCTACGTCTGGGAGGATCTACAGCTAGATGTTAGGTATGTAGAGCTTAATCACCCTAAGATTGTTGCCCAGAGAATACTTTCACTAGAAAAAGAAGTTAGCCAGTTAAAGTATGTAAATACTATTAACGAGGAAATTATAAAGGAATACAAGAAGCGTGAGCGAAGAGATTGAAGAAGAGGGAATAGCGGTTACACCGATGTCTGTGGCTAGGGCATTGGGGCTTACTCCGTATGGATGGCAGGAAGACGTAATGAATAGCGTGGTTCCTATGTTTTCCCGCACTGCTCTTAGGGCTGCTAATGGTTCAGGTAAGACTGACATGGTAGTTGCGGTTTTGGTGTTGTGGCATGCTTTAGCTTTTAAAAACTCTCTAACTGTATTAACCTCAGGGGTTTGGAGACAGGTAAAGGAGCAGTTATTTCCCTCTATTATGCGTCATAGTAATAAGTTTCCAGGCTGGAAGTTCAATGCTACGGATTTCATAACCCCCGATGGATCAAGATGTATTGGATTTTCTACTGACGACCCTGGTAAGTTTGAGGGATGGCACGCTGTCTGTCACACTGAGTCACCTTTGCTTATAGTAATAGATGAGGCTAAGACGGTTAAGGCAGAAATCTTTCAAGCTAAGAATAGGTGTCAGCCTACTAGAGAGTTGCTGGTCTCCTCCCCTGGTGGGTCTATGGGAGAGTTTTACGAAGCTTTTCATAAGAAATCGCATATATATAATACTCATGCAGTTACAGCATACGATTGCCCGCATATTTCTAAGGATTGGATTAAGCAGCAGATAGATGAGTATGGGGAAGATCACCCATTTATTAGGTCTATGATTTTTGCGGAGTTCATGGACATGGGCGAAGACGGCACAGTAATACCTTTGTCTGTGCTAGAGAGGAACTTAAATACTAAGATCCATCCTGATACCTCAATGGAAGTGCATGCTTTTTGTGACTTTGCTGCTGGTGGTGACGAAAACGTTTTAGCGTTAAGGCGTGGTAACGTTGTTAAGGTGATTAGGGCTTGGCGTGAGACCAATACGATGTCTGGGTGTGGTGAGTTTATATCATTGTTTAATCAGCTGAAGTTAAGACCAGAGCATATATCTGCGGATGCGGGCGGTATGGGTAAAGTCTGGTGTGACCGATTTCAAGAGCTAGGCTGGGATGTAAATCGAGTGGATTTTGGTAGTAAACCTAATAATAAGCAGTTGTATTTCAATAGGATAGCAGAGATCTGGGGCGAAGGTGCTAGAATGATCGAAGACAAAAAGTATATCCTCCCTGATGACGATGATGTTCTTAAACAGCAACTTACATCACGCAAATGGGAAAAGTATTTCTCAGACGGTAGACTCAAGCTGATTCCAAAGGACATGATGAAGAAGGACGGACTGTCTTCTCCTGACCGAGCGGAAGCGGTGCTTGGATGCATGATGCCACCCCCTACAGACCAGTGGCGCACACTAGGCTCAAATGTTGATAAATTCGGGGACTTATCCGATATAAATAACAATGAAGAGGGCTATCAGGGTATGATAGACGAAATGGGAATGAATGTAGGAAATTATTAATTATGTCCACTGAATTAAAAAATGATTTATCGTCTAAAGTAGTAGACGCAAACTTATACAGCCAAGTTGCAGAGCTTCCAACCATGACGGGTCCAAACCCAGGTGAGATCATCAATAATGCAGCACAATTTCAATATCACTATTGGCAGATACTAATCAAGGATATTGTAGGAACTTTAAAACTTAGACCAGAAGCATCCTTAGATGGCGATGGATTTGCCACGCTTACTGCTGACGGAAACGATTTAGAATACACTGAAAATGGTCAACATCTGATTACGACCACTAGAGGTATTAGGGCAAAGCAAGTGAGACTTGAATTTGTAGAGGGTGACGCAACTGTTGAAGTTAAATACAGAGGAGGTAACTAATCATGGCTACCAAGACCGATATAGACGTAACACCTGGATTGCAGGGTGATGGAGATGCTTCAGGTTTTTTGGACACGCTAGAGTTTGGCGTAACAGCCGGTGGTGCAGCCCATCCTAGCACATCTTTAATTGGCGGTCAAAAGACAGTTGCAGGAGGCGGAACTGCATACAACAATGCTGGTGCTAATTCTATTTCTATTTTAACTGGTGCTGCTAATGCATCAAAACTAGCAACTGGACCTAGTGCTGTAGCTATTGGAAATGACGTTATTGCGACTGGTTTAAGTTCGGTTGCTATAGGTCAAGGAACTAACGCTGGTGGTTCAACTGGAGGCACTGGTGGAAATATTGCTATTGGTTTAAACGCGCAAGCATCTGGTGGTAATCCAAATAAAATTGCAATTGGACGCTCTGCAAATTCTGGAAGCGGTCAAGATGGAATATCGATTGGGTCTGTTGCTGTTGGAACTGGTAGTTTTTCAATTTGTATTGGCGGGTCTACCGCTGCATCAAATGGTGGTATTGGAATGGGGTTTGGAGCTGTAGGCTCTGGCACTGTATCGGTCTCAATTGGAAGAGCTAGCGATGCTACTCAAACTGGCTCGATTGCTATTGGAGGAGATTCTGGAACGGGAGCGCAAGCCACAGGATTAGGATCAATTGCTGTCGGAGGAGACAGTGGTGCTAGGTCTTCTGCAATAGCATCAGGGTCTCATTCGGTGCAAATAGGATCAGGAACAAACTCCATCGCAGATTCATGTCAAATAGGATCTGCTGCAAATCCTTTAGAAATATTTTTAAACCTGCCAGTGGTAGCTGGAACTACGGGATCACTTTATAGTAATGCGGGTGTAGTAACTGTATCGCCTTAAATTTAAAACAATAAAAATTATGGGATTAGAAAAATCATTAAAAGGAAGAGGCAACTCTGACGTAGCTTATCACATGATACCTAATGGCACTTTAGAGAAAAATCTTCTCAGCGGGGCGTATAAGGTTTCATTTAATTTGGTTAGTTTTTACGACCAAGACACAAGAGATAATATGCCTGCAGAAGGATATTTAGATGTTAGATCTTATGTGAAGGACATTACAGAGGCTCAAATGGCTCACATAATAGACTACCTTGGATTGTATGATCATGTTAAAAATAACCAATCAGACAAAGATGAGGGTCTGGTATTCTCTGACGCTCTTGACGTAGACTAATGCCCGAGAAGGATCGCAGATACAAGCTAAACCCATTTACGGGTAAGTTTGATCGCAGCCTATTGCCTACGGATGAAGGCACAGCTGCGGGCGTAGATGGGTAAGTTTGATCGCAGCCTATTGCCTACGGATGAAGGCACAGCTGCGGGCGTAGATGGACAGGTCCAGTTTAATGATGATGGTGCATTAGGTGGAGATTCGGGTCTTACTTATGATAAAGATTCAGACACGCTTACAGTTGTTGGTTTTATTAAGCTTCCTAGCGCACCAGTATCAGATGCAGACGCTGCTAATAAGAAATATGTAGACGATGCAATTGCCAATTCTAGCTCTGATGGATTTGTTTACACTAATATTCAGGCAGGAGAAGAAGTCACTATTCCAGTCAGAAGACAGATGGCTGTTCATGGTGAATTGATAATCGAGGGAGATTTGATAATCGAGGGAGAATTAGTTATAGAGGAGTGATATGGCAGACGGAACAATTAGATTAGCGGCAACATCAGAGCCGGACACTCCGCCAACAGGTAGAGCGTATATATATGTCGATACAACTGACAATCATCCAAAGGTTAAGATTGATAATGGGACAGTATTTGACTTAAGTAACATCACAACAATCACAGGCACCCCCATAGATAACCAATTAGCTGTTTGGACTGGATCTAATGGCCAAGAGGGAGACCCCAATTTAACATGGGATGGATCTGAGCTTTCAGTCACTGGTGACATTGCAGTATCTGGTACGGTTGACGGAGTTGATATATCTGATTTAGACTCATCTGTTGTTAAGCTTTCGGGTGACCAAGTTGTAGCTGGTATAAAAACATTTTCTTCTTTCCCCGTAACACCATCTTTAGCACCAACTACAGATTATGAGGTAGCCAACAAGAAATACGTAGATGACAATACAGCAGGGAGTGGAGATGTTTCTGGTCCTGTTAGTTCTACAGACAATAATGTTGTTTTCTTTGACGGTGTTACTGGTAAGATAATAAAGGACTCAGGGTTATCTTTGTCTGGAACAAATACTGGTGACGAGGTTGATGCAACCGACACAACCAAGGGTATTGTTGAGCTTGCTACAGATGGTGAAACTGCGGCTAACGTTGCTGTTCAAGGCAACGACTCTAGGCTTTCTGATAGCAGAGACCCAAACAATCACGCATCAAACCATACTGACGGAACAGATGACATACAAGATGCTACGAATGCGCAGAAAGGTTTAGCTACTGCCAGTCAAATTACAGACTTAGAAGCTAATACTACACATAGGACATCAGACGGATCAGACCATACTTTTATAGATCAGGATGTGACAAGTGGAGCGGCCCCAACATTTGATGGAAGTAACTTTACTAATATTCCTGCAGGCACACCAGCTGCTCATGCTGCCTCTCACACTGATGGAACAGATGATATTCAGAATGCAACAAACGCACAAAAGGGATTGGCAACAGCTAGTCAAATCACTGATTTAGAGGCAAACACTACTCACAGAACTTCAGATGGCAGCGATCATACCTTTATTGATCAAGACGTAACATCAGGATCTTCTCCGACTTTAGATGGTGCAAATATCACAGGGCTTGTAACGGCTTCATACGATGATGATTCAGTTGCTAATGCTAAACTTGCTAATATGGGAGCAAATACTGCAAAGCTAAACCCAACAGCATCGGCAGCAGACCCTCAAGATGTAACCTTTAATTCTTTTACTACATTAGGCAGAGACTCAGGATTACTGAGGCCATTGACTAGAGATGAGTTAAAAGCTGCTCAAGGGTTTCCAAGAATTGAAACTTCAGAATATAAAGTAGGATCAACTGCAGATCCTACAACTACAGCATCAACAGCTGCTACAGCACCTACGCTTCCCGAAATGACTCACACATTTTCAGGCGCAGACACAACCAATAGAATTAGAGTTTGGTTTACTGGAGAGTTTAGCAATAATAATAAAAACGGTGCGGTTGCTTGCGGAGTATTTGTTGATGGAACACTTGAAGCTGAAACGGAAAGAATTTCTCAGGAAGATCCGAATGATGAAACTGAACTTACCGCAATATGGCAAGGTAACTTACCGACCGCAAACTCTACTGTAGATATTAGGTATTGGGATCCTCAAGGAAATGGAACCGTTACCGCAGAGGGAATAAAGAGAAATATGATGATTGATGAGGTGGACATATGAATAAGTGCGGAGAATGTACGGTTTGCTGTGGTGTTTTTTCTATACCTCAACTTAGTAAGCCAAAGAATAAGATGTGTGGTCATTGCGCAGACGGTTGCTCTATATATGAAGATAGGCCAGAGCCTTGCAGGGATTTTGCCTGTGCTTGGCTGGTTGGAAATTGGCGAAAAGAGCTTAGACCCGACTTGTCAGGGATAATGATTCAGAATACTCCAGATGGCTATGAAGCGTTGCAGATTCAGGACGATGTTGACCAACTCATTCTTGATCAAATTGATTACATAGAAGTTAACTATGGCGTAAACATAAAGCGTGTAGACGCTAGAAAGATTGCATAATGAGTAATTTAATTAAAACATATTCCATATTAAATGATATTATTACTCAGACCGTAGATATTGTTAAGCTTTGCAATCAAATATCTGAAAGCGGATTCGTAGAAGATTATGCATCTCTATCAAAAGAAGGCGATTTTTTAAAAGTGTGGGGTGATTCAATGGGAAATGAGTCAGGTCTTGATGATTTAGTAAGGGATCATAACCCATTTGATTTAGACGAATATAAGCAATATAAAAACGACAATCAGATCGATAAAAGGACCGAAGAGCTAATACTGTCTGGATATGATTACGGTGGCACACTAATGAGTTCTTCATTAAATTCACAGGCCAACCTAATGGCGGTCCATAAAGACAGAAACGAGGCTTGGCTATCTTATCCGATTACTTTTAGTAGCAAAGATAATTTGAGCAGCATCTCAATTGCTAACGCTACAGAACTAAACAATTTATATCTAGCTTTCCTTTCCCATAAAAAGGGCCATATGGACAGTGGTAATGTACTAAAGGACCAAGTCAGAGCAGCCACAACAAAAGGTGCTGTTGACGCAATAATAGACAGTAGATAATGGCATACCCAAAACTATACAGATCATACGCTCCTGACATGAAGACTCCTACGACTCAAAAGTCTAACAAGAAGAAGATGGAGCAGGAGAAAACAAACAAAACACTTTCTACCAAGAAAATTAAATCAAAAACTAAAAACAAAAAAATACTATGAAATACAAAGGTAACGATAAAGCACGTGCTAGTAAAAACTCTCCTAAAGTATCTGGCGATGCTAAGGGTGACGCTTACAAAGTAACTGAGTCATACAAAAGCATAGGAAAACCAGAGCGTATTCCTTCTCCAAGCAAAGCTTCGGATTCATACGGAAACGTTAAAGGCTAATCTTATGTTGGCGTTAACAATTTGTCCTTGGGGATAGCAACCGCTCCCCTTGGACGTTGTTAATCTTTATGAAGTATTTACTGCCATTAACTCTACTATTAACTGGATGTGGAACACTTAGTAATCCTCTATCTAGTGTTTATAGTGCTTTCCGAAACAAAACGAATGAACTTTCTCCTGAACAGATTGAGGCTATTGGTAATACGGTATCCCATACGAGCAATGCTCTTTCTGTATGGGTGTACGCTGGGATTATTTTATTTGTTGCTGGAATTATTATGCTCGCATTTTCCCTTTCTAGGCATGCGGGAATTATATTCATCATTGGTGGAGTTGCTTGCTCATTTGCTGGTCATCTTATTGAGGACTATGCACACTACGTCATCATTGCATTTATTGCATCTGGGTTAGCATACGGATCTTATACACTAGGAAATAGGCAGGGTTATCAGTTGGGATACAAAGACGGCGAAGATTACATGGAGAACGATCAATAATGGAAAGAGACACAAACGAAAAGCTTGATTCATTACTTAGTGAAATAGCTAAAGTTAGTTTAGTTGTAGCTGAAACCTCAAAAGAGGTCCACAGTGTAAATAATAGGCTTACAGGATTAGAAACTGTATTAAATGGCATTAATGGCAGGGGCGGCATTGTTGAGGATATTAAAAATATGGGTGAAAAACTCCACAAACATGGCAATTCCCTTAATGAATTTCAAAGAGACTTAAGTGTTTTAGATAATGATCACAGGAACCTTAAGAAAGACGTAGAAGAGCATGAGTCAAAAATAGACAAACTAGAGGTGAGTTCTGCTACGGTAAACACGAAACTAGCAGGGGTTGCTGCTTTGGTTTCGGCAATAGTAACAAGCTTAATCGGCTTTGCTTTTAAATATTTAGAATCAAAATAATCATAGAAAATGGCTAATTATAATCAGATTTACGGAGGTGGCCCAAACGATAGCACAGCTAATCAATACTTAAGCCCAGAAGAGGATTTATACGGAAGAGTATTAATAGACCTTACTGAGCGTGAAGTTTGGGAAACTAGACAGGACACTTTTTACAAAATGCGTAATCACGGATTGCGTAGAAAGAATAAGCCTTGGTCCGGTGCTTCTGATATGCACTACCCGCTTATCGATAATACCATTCGTAAGCTTCTTCCATTTTACTATGCACAATTTGCGTCTCAAGATCTTGTAGCTAAGTTTGTGGCTGGCCCACAGGTAGATGATGAGCTAAGAGCTAAAACTGCTAACGTAGAGCAGTGGTTTGATTATAAGATCAAGGAAGAGACAAACTTTGAAGATGAGTTGATGATCCTTATTGACTACATGCTTCAGACTGGTCACGGCATCATGAAGACTAGATGGAACCCAGATGGGAATAAAGTAGAATACGACGCTGTTGACCCTCTTTACATAATTGTTCCAGGCTACACAAGAAGCTTGGAGACTGCGGATCGCATTACCGAGGTTATTCAATACTCAACTAGAGAGTATATGTCTCACCCAGAATACAACCAAGATCCAGATTTAATTAAAGCAATATCACAACAGGAGGCATGGAGTTATTTTGAAAAAGACGATTCTAGATACGATAGGGAAGGCATTACGCGTGGACACAGAGACCAAATCATCATATGGAACACATACGTTAAACGCCCTGATGGTGGCTACAATGTTCATTACTATTCTCCTAATGCTCCTGATAGGCCAGTTCGTGAGCCTTTTGAGTTACCATACAATCATGGTATGGCTCCGTATACGGACTTTCTACATGAAAAGAAAGAGAAGAGATACTACGAGTCAAGAGGGATAGCTGAACTATTGGGCGTATATGAGCTTTCAGCAACTAAGATGTGGAATCTTAAGCTGGACGCTATGGCTTATTACAATAACCCGATATACACTGTAGACGGGCAGCCCAGTGGAAACATGGGCAATCTCAACATGAGACCTGGACAGGTATTCCCTAACAACCTACGAAGAGTTGATCAAGGTGGTCCAGCAATATCATGGGATCAGGAAATCACTAGGACTCAGGTAGTTGCAGAAGATACAGCGCAAGTTCCTGACTTTGGAATTGGTGACAAGTATGCGCAAGCAGCTGGTGGTGGCGGAGAAAAGCGCACTGCTACTGAAGTAAATGCTATCGGTCAGATGGTTAATACTGGTGTGGATCTTAAGTCTAGACTCTTTAGACGTTCACTAACAAAACTTTACAAACAAACATTCTCACTATACCAGCAGTATCACAATGATGAAACTGATGTAGTTGTTGATGATCAATCGGTATCTATTAGCAAAGATGAGCTTAATGCGGATTATAGAATTACTCCATCTGGCGCACCAGACTCATGGGATAAGGACCGCATGTATGGAAAAGCTCTTAATCGCTATCAGATACTCTTAGGAAACCCTTATACTGATCAAGGGCAGCTAACTAAGGACTTAATGGAAAATGACGAGGTAGGCCTATCTAAGAGGCTTTACGTAGATCCTAATCAGGTAGCAGCAGAAGAGGCTGAAGATGAGGCAATCGAGATAGGAGCATTACTGCTTCAGGGCCATCCAGCCATTGTCAAACCAGAGGATAACGATGCGGTCAGAATCATGGTGTTGGCCACAAAGATCATATCTATGGCACAAAACCTAGAGCAACCTACTAATCCTCAGGCACTTATGATGATACAACAACACATGGAAGAGCATTTCTTGAACTTTGCAAGAAAAGATAGTCAAGCTGCCCAAGAATTGAGGGAGCAAATAGAGGGGATGTTTGCGGAACAACTAGGTCCACAAGCAGCACCAGATCAAGGCCAACCACCTATGGGACCAGTTGAATAATGCGATATTTTATACGATATATTAAGATGATGATGAGGCTAACCTACTCACCATCAAAGATAATACCTTCCGAGGAAATGATCTGGGATGAACAGGATAAAGTTAACCTGTCAACCTTCATGGAATCAGGCACAGGAAAGAGATTTAGCAAAATACTGAAAAACATAGAAGCAGAAACAAACGCAATAACCGTAATGAAAGACAGTAATACTAAATGGAATAATGGAAATGCTTTTGGCAATCGCACTATGCTTGCTCATGTATTTGCACTGTCGGCTATCGATCCCCAGCCGAACGAAGGGGATGAATACGAGGCTTTAAGGCGTGAGACAGGCTTTGAAGGACTCGAATCACTTATGTCTCAATATAAAGGTTAAAATGAACCCACAAGATGAAATGCAAGAGTTGGATGCTATGGAAGCCGAGCTTATGGCGGATGCTGCACAAGAAGATGCGCGTATCCCTGATGAGTTTGAGAATCCTGCAGAAACTGTCGATATTGAACAGGAGAATATCGAGCCATTAGTTGAAAGCTCTGAAGACAGCCAGATGGAAGCTGAAATTCCACAGAACGAAGATATTGCTGATGAGTCAGCTAATGAAGAAACAGTAAATGAAGAACTCAACGAAGAAGAAGAAAATGTTCCTTCTGACACCGAGGATAACTTGCTGGATGAGGAAAATCAGACTGAACAGGATGAAAAGCCTCTTAGCAAGCGGGACAAAGAAAGAGCAAGACTAGACAAATCTTGGCAAAAACAAGAGGCGTTTAAAGCTGAGAACATGGAAGAGCGTGAGCGTTTACAGCGTGAGCGTGAAGAGTTCGAGAAGCAGAAAGCTGAAGTCGAGGAGAAAAATCGTCCACCCACAGCTAAAGAATACCGTGACCTAGCGAAATGGTATGAAGAGAAGGGTGAGTATGAGAAAGCTGAGGAAGCCAAGAATATGGCTGATATAGCACACGAAAAGGAATACGAGGAGTTGCAAAACTCTCAACGTATGTCTGCGGAGAATCAAGCAAAGTTCCAAAAGGAGTTTTGGGAGACTGCAGATAAATTCGTAAATCTTCCCGAGAATAAAGAGTTACAAGATGTCAACACGCCACTGGGTCAAGCGGTTAAGGGTCTCCTAGAGAAGGAGCCTAGATTGCTTTCTATGCCTGATGGGTTCGAGGTGGCAACTAATATAGCTCGAGGACAGGTAGCTGTTTCATCATTAGCTGACGCAAATAAGCGTATTACTGAATTAGAAAACGAAATTAAAACACTTAATAAAAAGACTTCTATCGGAAATTCAGGTGCTAATGGTCACAATCCAACTCCATCTAAAAGGCCACAGAGCTTAGATGCTGAGTTTGAACAATTGCAGGCTGAAGCACGAAGAGAGGATGCCCGATTAGGAGTATAACTAATCTAAAATTATGAGTAACCCTATTACAACTACTACAAGCGGTTTGACTTCAAATCGTTACTCGGAGTTCTTCAATAAGAAACTCCTTCATCATGCAATCCAACAGGAGCGTTTGGGCGAAGTTTGCACTAAGTTCGATCTTCCTGCTAACGTAGGTTCAACTACAATGAGAATGTTCAAGCGTTCAGAGGCTTCTGCTTCTACAGTTGAGCAGGCTACTGAAGGTGCGCCAACAACTAACTTCACAAACAGCACGTTGACTCCAATCGACATCGCTCTTACTCAGTGGTCTGAGAAGGTAAAGATTTCTGACACTCGCAGAAAGACAGACCTAATCAACCAGCTTAAGCTAGAGGTTGAGCGTATGGGTGAAGCTGCAGCTTACAAGGCTGACGAAATCATTCGTGACGCTATCGTTGAAGAAATCATGTATAATGGCACAACTGCTATTACTGACTCTGGTTTCAACCAGTTCGTTGGACATGACAACCTAGATGGTGCTACTGAAGCTCAGTTGGAAACAGCTTGGGACATATTCAAGGCTCTATCTGCATCTGATGCTAAGGTAAAGGTTACAGACCTTCGTGCTTCTGTTACTCACCTTCGCAGAAAGCGTGCATTGCCATTTGAAGGCGGATGTTTCATGGCTGCTCTTACACCAGAGCAAATTCATGACCTACAAGACGACAGCCAGTGGAATGCGGTTAACATCTACCAAGGTGGTGGCGAGCGCATCTACAAGGGTGAAGTTGGTAAGATCGCAGGATGTAAAGTAGTCGATTGGACACTAGCATTCAAACAAGATTCAACAGCTGGTAGCTTCGGCACATTCGCAGCAGACGGTGATGTATTCACTGGATTTGTGTTTGGCCGTGAGGCAGTAGGCTGCATGAAGCTTGCAGGATCTACATCTCCAATGCGTCCACGTTTTATCGTGAATGACAAACCTGACAAAAGCGACCCATTGAATCAGTTCATCACAGCTGGTTGGATCGGATACTTCGCTGCTAAGGTTCTAGACAAGAATTGGGTAACAGCAATTCACTCTAAGTCTACATTCGACGGAGCATAATCCGAATTAGAATTAAACGGGCATTGAGGGTCTATTCCCTCTTTGCCCAAAATTAGAAAGATAAAAAATGTCAGATCCAAATTTACCTAATTTAAGTGCGAAAGTCGTACAGGACAAAGAAGCTGTCTTTGAAGATATGCTAGGTGCTGACGCTTCATCTGAATCAATTGCAAAACTTGAGCCATACAGATACTTCCACCCTGGACGTAGCTCTCGTGAGTCTTCAGCATCTCATGCTAGTCAGGCTTCACGCGGTTCTCTTGCTTCTGTTCCAGCTATTGAGGTGTATCCTAGTAGAGCTTCTGTTGCTTCTTCAGGCACAGCAGGCACAGCTGCAGCGTTAGGCTCTATTGCTTCACGTGCAAGTGCTGCTTCCACTGGTTCTGCTGGTGATGCTGCATCTCATGCTGCTTCTCCATCTTACATCAGTCAGGCAAGTGTTGCTAGTGCTGGTGCTATCGGCACTATCGCATCAAAGGCTTCACAGGGATCACTAGGAAGCGTTGCTTCTGATCCTGCAAATATCTCACTCGCATCTCGTGCATCCATTGGTTCAACTGGCTCTATCGCAGCTGTTGCTTCCGTTGCATCGAAAGCAGAAGGCGAAACACGTGCATCAGCTGGTGCGGTTGCTTCGGTTGCCTCTGTTGCTAGTGCAGCATCTGTTGCTTCAAGAGCAGAAGACGCTGTATATCCAGGGGTTGCTGCGGTTACAGGTGTGGCCAAGATCCATAAGATTGAGTGGAACGAGGTATAAACCAAAATCTTAACAGTAATGGGTGGCTAGGTAGAAGCCTAGTCACCTTTTACCCAATAACTTTATAACATGGCAAATACACCAGGATACACATTCGCAGTAGACGATGATACTACAGCAGACAGGCATAATACAGCGATAGCTAATGCCGTAATAGATTTAGCAAATAATACGTCAGGTGAGCTTGACGGAAGTAAGATTGCAGACGGCACAATTGATAGCTCTCAGTTTGCTCCTGAGTGGGATGGCGCAGGAGGCACTGGTATCAATACAGCTGCTGGTGGGTTTTATTTTGTCAATGCGGGCGACTCTTATAATTTACCTGCAACACCATCAAACAATGACAGCGTAGGCTTTGCTCAATTGAGTGGAGACCTTTCTACTACATCGGCATCCATAGAAGGAAATGGAAAGAATATAGATTACAACAATGTCGGTGGGGCTGCTGCAGACTCAACTTTAACTTTAAATATTAACTTTAACGGAAGACTAACACTGACCTATAACACAGGTCAAGATGTCTGGAAGCTAACGTAAGGCAATAAAATGGCGAATTTATCAGTAATAACAGGAGGGCAGACAACAGTAGACAGGTATACCTTTACTCCTTCAAGTAACAATGTTAGCGGAGGGACTACAGCTATAACTGCTGTTGCAGACGTTGATAAGGCTTACATAGTTCTAACAACTGCCGATGCCAGTACAGAGGGTGCGGGTAATGGCGGATGCTTTATAAGACTAGATTTGACTGATGTAGATGAGGTTACTTACGACTTTGAGGCAAACTCGGTTAAAGATATTAGTTTTCAAGTTGTTAAAGTAGGTTGATCATGGGACAAACTAAAGGACAGATGGTCGATTATGTTACCGACAAGTTCGGTATCACGACTGAGGAGGTAAAGAATCGTGCTAGAGGTTTCTATGATGTTAGATATAGAATGATCTGGGACCGCTTTTACTGGAAGCAGACTAAGGTTAGTGAAACTGCTAGTGTTGCTGCCAATCAGCAGGATGTTACATTTACTTCTTTAATTGATAAGGTTGTGGCTATACGCTGGAACAATCGAAGACTTTTACCTGTAAATCAAGAGCAGGTATTTCAATTAGATCCGGAGGCGTTTGATAGCCAAGGCGAGGTCGTTGGGTTTTCTGAGCTTCCCAAGGACAGTAGCGGATTATCTAGAATACGACTCTATGAGATACCACAAGAGGCGAAGGAAGTATTGGTGCTAGGTAAGGCTCCTCCGGAAACTTTAACACATGGACAAAGCCCCAGAATGGTTGGAATAGACCAGTCTTTGCAGGCATATGTATTGGGCGACCTATGGCAGTCTATTCGTCAGTTCAGTAAGGCGAATGAATTGTATAGAGAAGCTGAGACATTTCTGAACCAGATGATCAAAATTGAGCAAGAGCAGTCAGCATACGACAATCGCATAATCCCTTATGACGATGAGCAGTATGACCGAGACGACCTATTCTATGAGTAATTTAAATATAGACTCTCTTGACGATTATCCTTTGGATGCTGGAACATCTGGCTTCATGGGGACTAATAGTAGGATGCGTCCTGCTCTTATCCCTGATGAAATGCTCTCTCAAGGGGAAGATACTATTATAGGTGAAACAGGGATGTCTCAGACTAGATACCCTGTTAAAGTCATAGAAAACACCCTTATAGACCCTACGTCTGCTCAGGGCATATTCTACTATGACACCAGAACAAAGGAGCGTATAATCGTTGCTGCAAACAATGGTTTGTATGCTGCCGACGCTAGAGTTGCTCCTAACTGGGAAGATTTAAATAGGTCAGTTGCTGGTGAGACTACATTCGCACAGCTTGACAATAAAATGTATTTCGTAGATGGAGACAAATATTCACGCTGGGATGGCTCTGCTATTACTGATGTATTATCGTTTGGCAATACTAGTAGAAGCATGCCCAAGTTTAATGATTTAATATCACATGATAACAGAATTTTGCTGTCTGCTATTAATGACCCTAATTATGATGACGATGCAATATATGCTTCTGACATACTTAATGGGGATTTCGTAAATTCAAACTTCAACGTGCGTGTTGGAGGGGGTGAAGGAGACCCTATAGTAAAGATTGTTTCATGGCACGAAAGTTATATAGCAGTTCTAAAACAAAGAAGCGTTTACGTGGTAAACACCTCAACCGCAATAGGAAATCTAGGAGAAGGGCCAGCAGACCCTCAAAACTGGTTTCAACAAAAGGTATCGCACACATTGGGTTGTGTAGCCAAAAACACTGCCGTAGTTGTAGGCAACGATGTTTGGTTCCTATCCAGAGAGGGATTGACAAGCCTTCAAAGAACTAAGGAGTCTGTTCAAAGACAACTAAGTGCTATTGTGTTAAATACTGAGGTCAATGACGTATTTGAGGATATTAATTGGGACTATGCTTTTAATGCATGCGCTGGATTCTTTAACAATAGATACTATATTGCTTTACCAGTTGGAACATCTCAGATTCCTAACGTAACATTGTCTTTTAATATGCTTTCTGGTAAGTGGGATGGTAAATGGACAGGTACAGCTTGGAGACCATCTTATATGCATAGATCAGCCTTTGGAAGCAACAGGCATCTTATAATGCAGGATGTAGAGGGCAATACTTACTGGCAGAAGGAAGAAGGTGGTGTGTATGAGTCTAGGGACCAGCTGCCTAATGAAACTCAGACATCTGGAGCTTTGACTGTTGGTGAAGCGTATGTTATTCGCGAATACCAAACGGGAGATGACTTTACTAATGTGGGTGCAGATAGCAATACAACAGGCCATTACTTTGTGGCAACAGGCACTACACCTACGGATTACACAAATGGATCAACTTTAGACAGACATGTGTTTGAGGATATTGACATAGACACAATTACTAAGGCTTGGGACTTTGGTCATCCAATTAACTTTAAGTCAGGATTCAATGCTGAAGTAGACTTCTTTAGGTCACACGGCACTGTAGATATATTCCTGATACCTGATGACGATGAGACAAGAAAGCTTAAGATAGCTGAAAACGTGTCTACATCATTTAACCCTACGCTACCTCAACAGCTGCCATACACCTTCAACGGAAAGCTCGACAAGAGAGTCATTGAAGAGGTGAGAAATATTGAGCAGTTCAAAGAGATTAAAGTTCAAATAGTTGGAAACGGTGCTGAAATCAAGACGAGACGCATTCAGCTTACTGCATTCCTAAATACATTCGAGGTGGATAATAACTAATGTTAGATCAGATTACAGATTACTTTTACGATAGAATCGAGGTTACTAGAGAATGGGGCCGAGAGAAGTTAGATGGCATGGTATTATGGTATGCTGCCAATGGGCTGCTATTTGCCGTTAAAGATGCTGAAGATAAGATCGTAGGAGCTTCTGTAGTTAGGATCATTGATGCTGATGATGAATATGCAGACTCAGAACCTTATAACCATAATCCTGACGGTAATACTTATTTTGTGGAGCTAATGGCTAGTGACGACACAAAGGCTAAAAGTAAGATGCTGGATATGGCGGTTAAACGATTTGGCAAGAAAAAGCTAGTCGGATATAAAAGATTTAAACATGACAATAGGAAGATATTACTTCCTGCTATGAGATTCAAAACAATACACCAAACAGGATAATAAAATGGGAAGCAAACCAGAACCACCAGCTGCTCCTAGTATAGGGCAATCAACACGAGAAGGCATTGAAGCGTATGTTGAAAACCTTCCACAGATTATAGACATTCAGAATCAGTATCAGCCAGCTTTGACTGAGACGGCAATTGATCAGTATATGGCTGCACAGGGTGCTTTGGCTGAGGGAATGAATCGTTATGGTGATGACATCATGCGTGAAGTTCTTAAGCTTGAAAAAGGCTATGGACCTGAGTTGGCTAGAGAATATGTGGGCAGTATGCGTGCTGCAGCCCCTGGTTATTTTGGCATTAGGGATCAATACTAAGAGATGGTTAAAGCAGACCTAGAGAGAGGTGGTGAGTTATCCCCTGAGCAGCAACGACTTGTGTCACAGAACATTAGAGCGGGTCAATCTGCTAGAGGAAATATTCGAGGTGGCGCACCTACAGCACAAGAGGTTATGGGATCTTTCTTGGCTTCTGAGGGTCAAAGAGACAAGGCTTTAAATAGAGCATACCAATATTCAGCTACACCAGCACCAGGGGTTACGGTTGGTTCGACTCCTTCGGTTATGGCAGCTTATAGAGGTCAGCCTATGCCTAGTTTTTCATCTGCTTCATTGAATCCAGGTCAAGGCTTGGCAATGGGTCAACAAGGTGCTAGTCTAGCACAACAGCAGTATGGTCAGCAGTATGGAGCTTATTCACAAGCAATGGCTAATTACCAGTCTCCTTGGGCTACAGTAGGTCAATTGGGATTAGGTTTAGCAGGAGCAGCGGGTGGCTTAGGCTGGAGTCCATTTAGTTAATATTTAATAGGAGAGAATACAATGGCTAGAAGAACAGATGTACAGGCGATAATGAGCGGGCTAAAGTCCGTTCAGGAAGGTTTTGAGCTTGCTCAAATGCGCAAAGAGCGTAAAGAAGATAAACAGTGGAGGCGTGAACAGCGTGAAGCTGATGTTGAATGGCTGATCGAATTAGAGCAAAAAGCAACTGAGCTTGAAGAAAAGAAAAGAGAGTCTTTCCGTAAAGCATTTGATGATCCTAAGCCTAGCGATTTAATGCGCGTAGAAGACATGTATAAGGAAGAGATAAACAAATTAAAAGCAGGTCTTCCTCCTGAAATGGCAAAGTATGTTCAGGATGATCCAGCTATCAGAGCTAAATATGATGAGATGATTAAGCCAATTAAGCAGAGTATAAAGGATAAGCAAGATTTGGCGGATATGGAGAAGGAGCTTAAGCAGTATCAGCTTGATGAAAAGAGAATCGGTGGCGGTAGCAGCGTGACCACTAAGACTGATTTTGGATCTGAAACTAAGTCCCTT